AGATTTTTTGTAAACAAAAAAGAAATTGATATAACTGTTAGTATACCTAAACCATATGATATTGTGTTCATTTCTTATAACGAAACTAACGCAGATGACAACTATAATTTACTTACACAGCGTTTTCCTAGAGCAAAGCGTGTACATGGTGTAACAGGTATACACCAAGCACATATTGAAGCAGCAAAATTATGTACAACAAATATGTTTTGGGTAGTAGACGGTGATGCTATAGTGCTTGATGATTTTGAATTTTCTTATCAAGTTCCTAAATGGCAAAGAGATCAAGTGTTTGTATGGCGCAGTCGCAATCCTATTAATGATTTAGAATATGGTTATGGTGGAATAAAGTTATTCCCTGTAAAAGAAACACTTAACATGGACGTTACAAAAACAGACATGACTACAAGCATTAGTCCTAAATTTAATGCTATAGAAAGTGTAAGCAATATAACAGCATTTGATACAGACGCTTTTTCAACTTGGAAATCAGCATTTAGAGAATGTTGTAAATTATCATCAAAAACAATTAGAGGACAAGTAGATAATGAATCAGAAGAAAGATTACGAATATGGACTACAATGGGGAGCAATGTTCCCTTCGGCAAGTACGCTATTGCAGGTGCTATTGCTGGCAGGGAGTTTGGGCTTTCTAACAAGTCTAATCTTCAGTTAATTAACGATTTTAATTGGTTAAAGGAGCAGTTTGATGCAGCCAGTATCTGATATAAAAACTGTTCATATAGAACTTACAGATAAATGTCAAGCACAATGTCCAATGTGTGCTAGGAATTATCACGGCGGCAAAACAAGACCGTTTATAAGAAACGGTGATATTTCTATTGACCAATTTAAAGAATGGTTTCCTAAACAATTTTTACAACAGTTAGAAAACTTTTATAGTTGTGGTAATTATGGCGACCCTGCGTTTGCACACGATTGTTTAGAAATTTATTCTTATGTTAGAGAGTGTAATCCTACAGTTCGATTAGCATTACATACTAATGGCGGCATGAGAAATCCTGCCTGGTGGACAAAATTAGCACAACATAATATTGAAGTTATATTTGCTGTTGACGGATTTAAAGGAAAACACGAGTTATATCGTAAGAATACAAACTTTGATAAAGTAATTGAGAACTTAACAGCTTTTTGTAAAGCAGGAGGCAATGCAAGAGTTGATAGTTTAGTATTTGCTCATAATGAATACGAAGTTGACGAACTTGAAAAATATCTTTTAGATATTGGAGTAAAAAGCGTAAACTTCATTAGCACTACTCGCTTTTACGAAATGACAGAATATGAAGTACACGATAATAATGGAAACATAGAATACACTATATTTCCTGCAAAAACAGAAAGATTTAAACGTACACCTAACAAGAGTCTGATAACATTAGTTGACAAAGACTTTAGAGATAATGCAATAGCTAATTCTAAAATAGATGCTAAGTGTGTTACAGAACAAGGTATATATGTAGATCCTTACGGTGATATATTTCCTTGTTGTTGGTTAGGTGGCGACTATTTAGAGCAGCCAATAGAAGAAAAATTGCCTATACACTATCTTAGAAATTTAAGTGTTGAGAATACAAAGAATGTTCTTAAACGTGTCGGTGTTCCTAATTGTAGTAGCGGAGTATTAGGAACAAACAAAATATTATTTAAATTATTGTCAGAGTATTGGCAAGGTAAAGACAAATGCATGACATGTGCAAGACAGTGCAGTAAATTAGTATATGACGACAACAACAAATATTCCCTGGCATAATATTACTGAGTTTGGCCAGAAGACTCTCCTAAAGAGCCATCTTTTCACAGTTTCGTGGATCCTGGCTAGATTTTGTAATTATAACTGTAGTTATTGCTGGCCATACGCTAGATGTAGTACCCCGGACCACCAAGATCTAGAAACGTACTTAAAGGCTATGGATAGTATCAAAGCACAGGCCCGTGCAAATAACTTCACTGATTTCCACTTCTCTTTTAGCGGCGGCGAGCCAACTGCCTATAAATACTTTGGGGAGATCATAGATCATTACTGTAGTGATACAGCACCCGAATATCAAAGTATACATATGACTACCAATCTAAGCCCGGGAAGCAAATGGTGGAATAGATGGTTAGAAACAACCAAGACTCTGCAACGCAGAAGTATAACAGCAAGTTATCATGCAGAGTTTGCAAACGAGCAAGAATTTGGCGACAAATGCTTGCAACTAATGAAAGGAGGAACCTTTGTTACGATTAATCAAGTCATGGTTCCGGAAATGTTTGAAGACCTTTATGAACGTCTGGAACGATTTGCCGCCAGAGGTATCAATGTCACTCTTAAGCCCCAGTCCGATCCTACCGCCAGCTTCGTGGTTAGAGGTTACACAAATGAGCAAGTTACTAGAATGCAGCAAGGATTCCCACAGCAATGGCAAGGAGAGCAAATTGCACAAATCGCACTCTACGACAAAGACGGAAAAGAGTACGAACTTGATCAAGCAGAAAGATTCAATGCGTTTGGTTTCAACAAATTCCAAGGCTGGTCGTGCAATGCGGGATATCAAGGAATAGTCATTCGTGAAAACGAAGTAAAACGTAGTTACAGTTGCCACGAAGAGCCTTTAGGCACGTTGTCTGAAGGATTTGAAATATTTAAAGAACCACGCAAATGCGTAACACCTACATGTGTTAGTTCAGCAGATTCAAAGTTGCCTAAGAGAAAATAATGTGGAAATTTTTTCGTAATAGACATAAGAAAAAATTAGGCGATTCTCTTTGTTTAGCAAAGTGGACACAGTCTAACATTTATCTCGCAGCAGGTACAACACATAGTTGTCATCATCCCTTACCTCATAAAATTCCACTAGAAGAAATACAATCAGATCCTAGTGCGTTACACAATACCTGCTATAAGAAAAAACAACAGCAGATGATGCTAGACGGAGAACGTCCTAGCGAGTGTGACTACTGCTGGCGTGTAGAGGACACGGGCGGAATTAGTGATAGGCTAACAAAAAGTTTTACTAGCTGGAGCCGTCCATTTTACAATCAAATAAAACAAAATGATTTAGACACACCTAAATATCTTGAAGTAAGTTTTGATAATACTTGTAATTTAAAATGTAGTTACTGCGGTCCTGCATATAGTAGCAAATGGGTAGAAGAACTAAAACAGTTTGGTGCCTGGCCTAATCATCATCAAGGATTTGATAACATTCTAGCAAGAGAAGAAAATCCTTATATTGATGCATTTTGGCGTTGGTGGCCTGATCTATACGCTAAGTTGCACACCTTTAGAATTACAGGCGGAGAACCCCTACTAAGCAAACACACATATAAAGTGTTAGACAAGCTAATTGAATCGCCTAACAAAAAACTAACACTAGGTATTAATACAAATCTTTGTGTACCAGATGATATACTAGACAAGTTCTTTGAAAAAATAAAACGTGTAAAAGTTAAGAAACTAGTGATACACACAAGTTGCGATACGTTTGGCAAAGCAGCAGAATATGCAAGACACGGATTTGATTATTACAAATGGTACAAAAACTGTGAACGTATTAAACGTGAATTGCCACATGCAGAAATAGATATTATGGTAACTTATAATATCTTTAGTGTTACTACGTTTGACACATTTTTGTATGATATTATAAGACTAAAACAGACTGCTTGGTACAAGCGCAATAAAGTAAAAGTAAGCATAGGATATTTAAGAAATCCAGAGCAACTTTCTATTTGGGTATTGCCAGACACATTTTCTTATTATATACATAAGCAACTTGATATTATGCGCAATCATAATTTTACAAAAACAGAAATAAATCAATTAGAAAGATTGCTACCGTTGTTAAAACAAGGCGATGAAAAACTAAAACAACAGTTCAAAGAATTTGTAGATGAACATGATAGACGCAGAGGAACAAAATTTTTAGAAAGCATACCTAGCATGAGGTTATTTTATAATCATATTAATTAAAGATGTTTAACAAAAGTTTTTTTGTTTTTTGGATCATCCTTGATATTCACTCTATCACTCCAGCTACAAAGAGAACATTGTGAATTAGATTTGTAATATTCTTTGTTCCATTCTTCAAATTCGTCAGCAGAGCATCCAAAGTCTTGATCTACAATTTGTTTATATTTGTCATCAATAGCAAACTCTTTAGCTAGGTGTGGAAATATGGCTTGTAAAGGACACTGATATAATTTTCCGTTTAAAAGATATTTACATTTTTTACCTGGACATTTATTCCATTGTTCTTGTGGATCGTTTAATTTTTTCCAACTAATAAAATTATTATCTGTAATTATAAGATTTTCGTGTATATTGTAAAAATCCCAACTTTCAGAAAGAATTGCTTTAAATTTATTCTCTTTTTTTATAACATGTTTTTTATAAGCATCTACAGCTTCTGGATGATTTATAGTTTCTATACTAACATCGGCCCATTTTTTATTAATATATGATTTAGCAATGTCGTAATCATCTTTGCTATGTGTTGATATTTCTAAATGCCATTTTTCATCCCAATTTGGATATAGTTTGTCTAGCTTATGTATATGTCTGCCATTGGTAGTAATGTGTTTAATACTTTCAGGCCAGGCGGTTTCTACCCATTCCATCCATTGTTTGAGCTCAGGATGTAATAAAGGTTCGCCTCCTAAAAGAAATACTTCTTTAAATTTAACTTTTTGAGGCCATTTGTTTAACTCAAATTCTAAATCTTTAAAATTAAAATGGTGACCCCAGTTTAAATTATTAAATGTTATACACCCAGGACACGCCAAATCACAAGTATGATTTATGTAGATTTGTATATCATCGTATGTTGTCATAGTTAAATATTTATAGCCAAACGTACATTGACAAAACTTTTTATAGAATATATAATATAACTAGTAGAGAAATCTTGTATGAAAATTGATATTGAAGATATAATGTTCTGGATGGATGCTATACGTAATAGCAAAGACAAGTATCGTACCCTTGAAAGTTTTTGGAAAGGACAGTTATACAGTAAAGTTTGGTTAGTTAAAGAACTAGAACAATCGGCATTGCCTAGTAAAAATCAAATCGTTATCCATGGAGGCTGGAACGGTGTTCTTGCAAGTTTAATCTTTAATAGTAATATAAACGTAAAATATATAACTTCTTTAGACATTGACCCAGAATGCGAAGATACTGCTCGTACAATAAACAAGCGTCAAGAAATAGAAGGACGCTTTCAAGCAGTAACAGAAGATATGTGCGAATACGATTATTATGCTGATATTGTTATCAATACAAGTTGCGAACATTTGACACAAAAGCAATACAATAAATGGTTACAAAAGGTTCCTCCTTCAGCAACTATTGTGTTACAAAGTAATGATTATTTTGAACATGTAGAACATGTTAATTGTGCTACTGACTTAGATGACTTTGTAAAAATGAGTGGCATAAAGCCTTTCTTTGCAGGAGAATTAGAAACTCCAAATTATAAAAGATTTATGATTATAGGCAAAAAGAAATGAAATGGTACGACAGCGAGGATACACGACTAGGAAAGTTCCAGCGTGATTTAGAATCTAAGTCAAGTTGTACTTTTTGTGTACTTCCTTGGATACACCTAGCAACTCGTCCTAATGGAGATATGCGTTTATGCTGTACTGCTAATGCCAGCGGCGCAGGCGAAGATCACGAAGTAGGACTTGTTAAGGCAGAAGATGGAAAGCCCACTAATTTTGCACGTACAACGCCCTTAGAAGCATTTAACAGCGAGTATATGCGTAGTGTACGCAAAACTATGCTACGTGGTGAAATACCTGCGAGCTGCAAAGGATGCTTTGAAGAAGAAGCACAAGGCATTGTTAGCAAACGCATCTGGGAAACTGCTACATGGATGAACGACGAAGGCGTAGACATACAAGAACTTATTGCTCAGACAGAAGAAGACGGAACCGTTCCAGAGCAACTACAATACTTAGACTTGCGACTAGGACACACTTGTAATATCAAGTGCGTAATGTGCAGCCCGCATGACAGTTCAAAGTGGGTAGCAGATTGGCAAAAACTTATTCCTGTGTTACAAGACGAAGATGTAAAACGTCAGATGCGCTGGGACAAAAAAGAGTTCAACAACAAATGGTATGAAAAAGGCAAGTTCTGGGATGAGCTGTATGCACAA